TGGGCAAAACCGGCATTAAATCAGTTTAAAGTATCAGAGATCCTTCATCAGATCGTCAAAATTGAGATCATCACTTTCCCACGGTGCACCACCCTTGGAGTCCGTACCAGTTGTTGAAGGGGCGGGTACTACTGGTTCAAGAACTGGCGAAGGCGTCGGGGAAATCGCGGACGTTGCCGTGGGAGTAGCCACCGGGGCGACTCTCGGTGCCTGATGCACAGGACTTTCAAATCCATCGGTTCGCACACCCGTATCCTTCTGAGGGGCAGGCTGTGCAAGACCGAAAACTCGATTAACCTGGGCCTTGAGGGTATCGTAATCCTTAAACTGCTTCGGATCAATAAACTCGTTAAGGTCGTACATACGATCGGCGATATTCACGATGGTCTTGTCATCACCCACAGAGCTCTGGGAGTTAAACGTGCTCTTATCGTACGTTGGGAATCTATCCTTGGTATAAACGATGAGCTTAAAGTTGCACCCCGTGTCCCAATCCGTCACGTTCACACCACCGTTGGACGGATCAAACGGATCAGGCTTAGCCTTGTCAGTAATCATTTCGTAGATCTTCTGTCCGAAACGATACAGACGAACCTGTCCGTTGTTTTCCGGATGCTCCGGATCATTAATAACGAGAATGTTGGCGATGTAGGTATGGCGCGCCTTGCTCAGTCCCATAGCGCGCAGTCTTGCCTTATCTGCCTCGGTCTTCGCCTCATTCCACTGCGATGAAATGTATTCCGCCATCGGATCGGGCTGATTGATGGTACGACGGGAATTTTCAATGTACCATCCACCAGGGCCCTTAATACCATAGCTCCACACCTCAACCCACGGAAGCTCACCCTGCTTAAGTGCAGGAAGGAAACGAATAAGGGCGCGTCCATTGCCTGCGGCGTCACGTGTGGGCGTCCAGAAACGGTCATCCTTAAAACGATTGCTGTTCGTCGCCTTTTCATCCTTGGCCACGATGGCGGAGAGGGAGGACTTGCTGATACTTCTCAGTTCATTGATATTAAATGTCATTTTTAATTTCTTCTAGTTTCTGTTTAATAATTTTTTCAACACCTGCAGTCGGATTAATAAATCGTTTTGACTTATCAATCCTCAGCAGCAGTGGTTCGATCATTTCCCCTACGGGCAGCTGTCGAAGCTGGTTCGTCAGGTTATAGTATTGATTGATGATGGACACGGTTTCAATGGTGATTTGATTTCGTGTCAACAATCTAACAATGCTAACGCCATCGGTAATTTTCACATTGAGATTATAAAGCGTTTTAAGATCGTTGGCAACCACGTTTCCAATCTGATCCCGTCTTGCGAGAAATAAATTGTAATTTGCGATGGCCACCGAGGAATCCCAAAGCATTTTATCATTGCCGTAAATCATATTTGCTGCAAGATAAAGCACAAATTCCCTAGGCTCAAAACGACTACAAATAAACTCAATATGATTACTATCAGCGCGATTAATGAAGGTTTCGATCTTACAGCGCATTCGTCCTTTGTTTTTAAAGACATCAAACGATTTTGTCGTAAAATGTTGCTTCATCGCGAGCCAATATTTAAACCCCGTATAACCGTTCATTTTACTAAACACCTACACGGTTTGTCGTGGATGGTGCGATTTTTAATTTTCGAAAAAATCCGTTAATGTTGGTGTCGACCTCATAAGGCCGCTTTCAACAAAATTTTGTTCCAATTTTGCGCGTAGGCTCGGGCTGATCAAATTCGCAATTGATTCGACTTCAATATCTCGCTCCTCAACATAATCCACCAATACTTCGAGGCATGTTTGGTGCTTTTTTGCTGCAGTCGACTCAATGAATACCGAAAATTCATTCGGATCTTGGAAAATGATTTGTTCCTGTACGAGTTTGTTATCGAGCTCTGTGTTCATCTCATTCCGCTTCTCGTGACTTTTGGCCACCGTGGAGTTTTGACTCAATGGCGACCTCCGCATCATACTTCGACTGATCAATCGGATTAATCTTCACTGAAGCTTCGGTGAGGGTATATTCGTGGAACTTATCATGCGCGGCGTAATATGCGTCGACATCATCTCCACTATCCTTAATTGCGACAGGAATCTTAAACTCGAAGATTACATTGTAGTATTTCATGTATGCATTTCCTTTTTGTTGCACCATCCACACATAATATTATAGTGATTACGGTTACCTTTGGCAACATCAATCGTAACCAACCATTGAACACTTAAAATTATACCTGTGTTGCCATGAAAAATCAACACAGGTATTTCTTACTTTTTATTGTACAATTCCTTTAACGGAACCTTGATATTATTCTTTGTGAACTGCCACGCGCTTGGTTGTGGTCTTCCGAGCAGTCGATTTAGTGCTGCGCGTAGCCTTGCTGGCAGTTTTTCTCGTGTTGGCTGATACGGGTTCAGCTTTCTCGCTATCTTTTTCGACAACATCTGCGCTTTTGGTGTCGTCCGTGCACCTCTTTTCGTCATACGGCAAATAGCCGTATTCAGATAATACCTTGTACGTGAGGTTAGGATACATCTTGTCCAAGCACTGATCCTTGATAGCCAACAAAACCTTTGCCTCTGCTTCATTCACTGTTTCCAAAAGGCTAATGAACAACTGTTCACGACGAACGTTCGGAATTCCTCCATCTACCATGTACCCAAATCTACCACGGCGAATTGCAATCAACAAGTCCGTGCTATCGAGACCTGGTTGCAACCTGCTCGGCGTATATGGGGGCACGCCCTCCGGCAATTTAAATTTCGCATCGGGCATGTATGCATAATAAAACACCTTATGCAAGGCACTATTAGGCGTAAATGCAAATGGTTTACCCTTGGCCATCAGGCTAGGATCTTCATTGATAAGTTGCAATACTTCACTGAGAAGCAAACGATTAAGATTCTGTATTTTGCGCTCTGTCATAATAATTCGAATTAATTTGATGAATTTGGAGTTTTGACAATACTATATACGTCCGCAATATCTTGGTAAATATTAGGCTTATCATATAATTTAAAAATAATATGTCCGATTTTATTAGCATGATCGAAGAGGCGCTTCGTTTTGCGAAGGGCAAAGACGATGACTTCTTCAACAAACAATTTGCAATCATTACTGTTAACAAAGGCGATATTAACAAGTATAAGGTCGAGGGGCGTACGGCAGGTATTTGGAGTCATGCTTGTAAACATCTCAGTGAGATTGATCAGGAATTTGTTGATAATATCATTCAACAGGTTAAGCGTACCTTAATTGATTATGTTGATCAGGATAACCATCCCAAGGCATATGAATTAAATTATTTTAACAATCAAGGCACCAAGGAAGAGGGTGACCCCCTTGCCATGGTTAAAAAGGCGTCGAAAGCCAGTATAATCAACTTCCTTGATTTGGTAAACGATAAGGTCCAGTTACACGATAAATTGTCTCCTATTGAGGAAAAGATGGTCAAATTCCTGGAGACATTGGGTCAAAGATATGGTGCTTATATTGAAGCGATGATGGAAAAAGCCGAGGACATTGACCGTCTTACTGGCGTAGATGCAAAATACAAGGCATTCTCGTCGGGCCGAATCATTTCGTTCAATATTATCGGGCTTTTAGGAAATGACCGCCCCATGAAGGTATACCTTGATCTCGTACATGATTTTATTATCATTAAAACTGGTGAATTTGTTAACACCATGTACAAGGTAAATTATAAGGGCTCAGGTCGCAAGGCACTTTTACGTGCGTTTAACTATAAGGTTATGAAGAACGCGCGTTTCGCAAACGTGGACACTTATCGCGCATTTTCTGATTTGCTCGACCTTTAATTCTACGCCAATAACGGGCTGGTATGATCCGTAATGATACCGGCCTTTTTTCCGTCAATTATTCTGATTACCCTTTGGTTGGTACTCCCACAATAGGGTAACATAATATTGCGAAGATTTGCAATATATTTCCCATCCACCACGACATCCAGATATTTCAAGACCTTCTCATCCGGAATATCATCAAGAAGATACCCGGTCCACATCCATATGGACTTCGAATGGTCGAATCTTTTACGAAAAGCCTTGCATAACCGCGTAATACCTTCCCTGTTTTTAACAAACATCGGATCGCCACCAGATAAACTCAACCCAGCGACATGGGGATGATCGCATGCACCGAGGATGCGTTCAATTAGTTCGTCAGTTAACGATACGCCTTGCTTCCACTTCCATGTTTCTGGATTGTGGCATTCGGCACAATGATGGATACATCCTGCTACCCATACAGTCACCCTAATCCCGGGCCCGTTTCCAATATCGTTCGTATCAACCTTAATAATGTGACAATCTTCAATGGCCATTCATATTCCCATATCGTTTAGATCAATTATAATGCGCATAATAAAAATATACAAGCGAAACACGGAAATGCTTTAATTGTGCAATAACTCCTCATTATGGCCGTATTTTGCCTAACCTATGGCCGTATTTCGTATGTTATTTTTAAAAGTTTATCGATGAATTTTAAAATGGAATAGCCCCGACGTTGCGGACGCAATAGTGTGTTGGGGTTTTACCCTTTCGCGAGTCGGTTTATGAATTATATTTTGTTCAATATTTTTCTTTTCAGATGTCGCACGATTTTCATTTAATATCATGCCTGAATACATTGGTAATATCATTTTCTTTAGTCCTAATTTTAAAAGGCCCGAAGGCCTTTTAAAATTTTAGTTATTTATCAAAGGGTTAACACCCACAGAGATCCAATTCTTGGTCCGTTTCCAATATCGTTTGTATCGACCTTAATAATATGGCAATTGGAAATCATGTTATTATTATACTCTATTTTAACCATTTACCGTAGTATCATACAGATATTTGTAGTTGCCACTATTGTAAACCATCATATAACCATTGGAGATCATATTTTCGACCTCGGTTAAATTAGAATCGAATCTTTCACCGAGCAACTTCGGAAGCATTGACTTCTGGCATTGGTACCGGCTCAACATTTCATTACCCTTGGTATAAACGTAACCAGGTGGTGTGACGCCAATTCTTTTAAATCCAACCGCTTCATATCCATGACCGTCGAAATGGGATGCATCAACGTAGCTTATGCACTTGGTAATGCCACTATGTTTTAAAAGCCGACTAAACCCACCAATAATTCGATATCCTGGTTTAACGCAATAACGGTGTAATTCGTCGATGTTTTTCTCAAATCGACTCGCGCCAAAACCAATTACGGAAACTAGTTCATCATTATGGTAAAGGCCCAATCTGACCTTGCTATTAATGCCGCCTTGTATGTGGTATAGTTCAAGAAATTCATTATACGTTTGGGTATCAATTTCCTTCACAACACATTGTCTGGCATAAATCGTATGATCGAATATACCCAAAGCAGATTTAATTAAGGCCTCCATCTTAGGACGATCATAATGCCATTCCCATTGAAAAATGTGAATTAACCGAATCCCCAGTCTTTCACATTCGAGGGTCTTTTCCTGATGAAATTTGTCCCCTCGCTTTTCTGCGCTATGAAACCAATTCCCATTATATTCGATAGCCAAATTCTTTTCCGGAATATAGATATCGAGTTCCCTTTTGCCAGAAAGAATTTTCCTCGTATTCTCCACAATCCGCCCTTTATAGATGGATTGCACAAATTCAAATACCTGTTTTTCCGGAATACTCGTATACTTCGATGCACAATTCTCACAACGAATATGTTGGGAACCGTCCACTTCCTGTTCCCATTCATGGCCACATTGCCTACATTTCAATTTGATATAATTGTCGACATATTGTTCCTTCGTGGATAGTACGTCGATCATTTTAGCATTCATCAATTTGACGAAAATATCAAAATGAAGTTCCCTGTGATGACGTACATTCTTTTCAACAAACTCGGGGTTCTTGAATGGATTATCCACGCCGTATTTTTCGAGACTAACCTTGCAGAAATTCGCCTTGGTGTCCTCATTTTGCATCGGAAAATCGGTACCGTAGTTTTTGCGATTGGTTGCCATTGTCTTCTCAAGCCACGTATCATGTTGTGAAAAGTATTCAACACCATACTTCTCCATCATGGTATGTCTTGATTTATCCTTGACTTCCTGAAGGCGAGCCACATTATCAACACCATATTTTTCCAACACGGTTTGATTAACCTTGGCCTGAATCTCGGGACTTTCGAAAGGATGCACAACACCATATTTCGCCAAATTGGTCTTGCGCGTTTTATCGGGATTTGTATAGTGCGGATCACCATACCTTTCCATCTTGGTCTTCGCGATTCTTTCAATCATAAGAGGTGACGATTGCGCGCATTTTGCACAACAGTACTCCTTATTGTCGACATATCGCTCCTCGGGCATGATTTTATGGCACGTAGGACACTCTGGCATTTTAAAATCGAGATTTCCGCGCTGGATACAGCAATATACCGTCCTTGGCTTAAAGCCAATCGTATCAATCATATCCTGCACTATCGGATATGTTATAACAGTCTTTTTATACTTTGAAGGACTGAACCTGCCAATGGTATCAGAACACGCCTTGATTAATTCTACAAATTTGTCTTTATCCATAACACAAAATGAGGGGTGTGGAAACACCCCTCCTATTATACCCTCAATTCGCGAATTAGGGACACTGAATTATGAACACAGATCCAATTCCTGGTTGGCGCCCAAATGGACGTATCTATCACGAATTTCCTGTGTACGACCTTGGTTCCAGAAATTGCTTCCGATATAACCACAGGTACGTCTCGATACGCTCATTTTGCGTTGGTCGCGATTGTGGCATTGCGGGCATTCCCAAATGAGTTTGCCATTTTCCTCCACAATCTTAATTTCGCCAGTGTATCCGCAAACGTGACAGCAATCGCTCTTACTATTCAGCTCCGCGTAAATGTTATCCTTATAGATAAACTGCATCACACTTAGAACTGCCTGGATATTTTGCGTAAGATCGGCGGTCTCGATATAGCTAATACATCCACCGGGGCTCAGTGCCTGATATTCGTCCTCAATTTTTAGCTTGGTAAAGGGGTCAATCGGCTCGCGCACATTAATGTGGTACGAGTTGGTAATATAGTTGTGGTCGGAAACCTCAGGAATACTACCAAAGGCCTTTTGGAGTGCCTGTGCAAACTTATAGGTGGTACTCTCAATAGGTGTGCCATATACACTATACGAAATATTCTCGTTGGCGCGCCATTCCTTGCACTTATTATTAAGTGTCTGAAGGATTTCAACGGCAAGCTTATGTCCTTCGTCAGTTGTATGGGACTTGCCAATCAAAGCCATCACAGCCTCATAAAGGCCTGCGTATCCGAGCGAGATCGTGCTATAGTTATCAAAAAGCAGCGGGCTAATCGTTTCATCCTTGGTAAGGCGAGACAACGCGCCATATTGCCAATGAAGCGGCGAAACATTCGTGCTCGTGTTCAAAAGCCGACGGTGACGAAGTTGCAATGCACGATGGCACAGTTCAAGATTCTTGGCAAAAATCGTGAAGAAATACTGAACGCGCTTTTCCTCATCATCCGGATACTTCTTCCTAGCCTGACACGCAATGTACGGGATGTTCGTGGTTACGACACCCTGGTTAAAACGTCCATAATACTTGTAGTGAATAGGATCCGGGGTGAGGAAACTGCGGCAACCCATACACGGATATGCCTTCGGCACCAAGGATTCCACGGTCATACCAACGGACTTCGCGATATCAATATAGTGGGATGGCTGACGATCACCAGCATTCCAACGTGCGGTGACGAGTTCATCCAGCTTTGCGCAATCCTCGTCAGTGAGGGACTTAAGGGGGTTGGTACCCCAAATGTGTTCATCTCCCCAGGTATCACGTCGCTCTGCAAAGGGAAGAAGGGTGGGATGCTTCAGCTCCAAAACACGCTTCTCGGAGATATAATCCGGAACCATTCTCTTTGCTGTGCATTTTGCAGCGAGCTTGGTTAGATACCAATATGGCGATCCTTCAGTAATATTATCTTCCTCGAGGACATAAATGAGCTTCGGGAAAGCAGGACTAATCCACATACCGATTTCATTCTTCACGCCCTTAAGTCTCTGTTCGAGTACTTCCTCGATGACAAGCGCAAGGTCCGCCTTTGTTTGCTTGTCCATCACTTCACCAAGGTACATGAAAATGGTAATAAACGGAGTCTGACCATTTGTCGTGAAAAGGGTATTCAACTGATACTGAATAATCTTGATACCCTTCTTAATCTCGGCCTTAACCCGACGTTCAACCACATCCTTAAAAATTTCACTATCAGGATCCAATTCGGAGAAATCGTCCTTGAGTTCCTGGATAATGCGCTGGCGCGAAACGTCGACGAACGGGGCCAAGTGCGAAAGACTCATTGTCTGTCCGCCATATTGGTTACTCGCGACGATGGCACTAATCTGGGTCGCGACGTTGCACGCAGTACTAAAGGAATGCGGCTTTTCGATCATGGTCTTATTGATTACAGTGCCATTTTGAAGCATGTCACCGACATTAACAAGGCAGCAATTAAAAATGGGCTGAATGTAATAATCCATATCGTGGAAATGGATCACACCCTTATTATGGGCTTCAATAATATCATCATCAAGGAGAAGACGCTTCGAAATATCCTTGCTCACCTCGCCCGCAATATAATCGCGCTGGGTACTGGCAATACGAGTGTTCTTGTTTGAATTTTCGTCTGCCAAGTATTCATTCTTATTATTGATAAGTTGGATAATACTGTCGGCGGTGTTATCCTGACGAAGAAGTTCTCTCTTATAGCGATAACGCACATAGCTGCGGGCAGTTTCATTATTGCCCGTGCGCATTAACTGATCTTCAACAAGATCCTGGATTTCCTCAACGGTAATTTCCTGGCGCTTTTCGGCCTCTTCCGTAATATGATTAATAATGGTTTCGAGGTCTTTATCGCTTACGTTTCCAGCTTTGCGAATTGCGCTTCTAATCTTTTTCGCGTTGAAATTAACGGACTTTTTATCACGCTTGATAACTTTCATTAATGCCTCTGAGAATGGAATAAAAATGGACTATCTAGCCATAGATATATGGGTATCATGTCAAAATGCACCCAAATGTTTGGCTAGGCAGACTATTTAAGTTTTTTGCAAAATTAGTTTCTAATGCTAATTCTATAGCAAAAATACAAAATTGTCAATGTTATAAATCAAGTGCAATTGATTATGATTGATATCTAACGGAATTTGATCTATCCGCTGATCGACCGCATTTGAAAAGGAATCGACAGTGATGGTAGTCCCGCTATGAGGAATTACCCTAAATCCGTTATCTCGCTCCACGTGGCTGCATACGCCTGTGCTTGTGACAATGGCTTGGAGCATCATCATCGAATTGTAATTTCTGGCGTATAATCCACCATATACCTGGTTCCACGCAAAAATAAGTTGGGATGCGTCTTGTGCATTACCATCAATAAAACTCGTGGAAATAACCTGTCTTTGTACCATACGATTAATGGTGCTCGGATCAAGGGGTTTTGTATCTGAATTACGAATTAATTGAAAATAGACGGGAATACGGAGGCGGTTGTATATCGTTCGATAATATTCGTTATAGTATGCCCCTGTTACTATTTCCACATTATTATTGTTTACAATGTAGAAACTGTGGGCATCACTAAACCACATCATAAATTTGGAATCGCGATTTTTTAATTCATAATGGTGGGTTGACGATGGTACGCGTTTCCAATCAGATACTTTCGTTGGGTGTGCGCGTAGTTCAGAATCGACGGCATATACGCTAATTGAGTCTTTATGGTGAATTACATCATAAAGACTCTTAAAACCGTCACTCGTAAGAATATATGGTGTTCTCATTATTACTGAGGGGGTTCAATATTGCTGGTGGTATCACCATAGCCCTTTTTAACCCAGAATTCGCGGTTTTCCTCAGTATCTGCGATGGCGCGGAATTGATACCATCCACGGAAATTACGTTGCAATTCATTATTGACTGCATTGGATACCCGTCCAGGTCTCGGAACGAATCCAACATGTTCAAAGGGACTAAAGTGATGATCGTTTAAAAGTCGATCATAAAGTTTGATATCATCGGTGATTACGCTCGGTTTACCAGTTTCCCTATTCTTGTAACTAACCCTACAGCAACGGGCAACACTGGCACGAATGCAATCGTAGATGGTATTTTCCTTGCGTTCCTCATCGGTAATATACGGAAGATGGTATTCACCTGGTTGCAGCTTGCGAGGAACGCTATTAACAATTGCGTCATGGATTGCCTTGGCTAGGCAAATAATTTCAGGCTGTGCATTCTTATTATAGCGCAACCTCATAAAATTTTCCCATTCAGTTGAGGTAATGACGCCATACACACTATTCCAGGGCTCAAGAAGGCGATTACAGGTTTGCTTGTGAAGGCCGAGTTTTTCCAATGACCAATGGGTAAAGGCCATCATATGTCCGCCAAATCCCCACATTTTATTCGCCATCCACTTACGCCAACCTTTGAGCTCAGAAGATGCCGACATACCACGTTGATTTGATCCCCAGTAAACAGGGCGGAACATATTGTGTGTAATATTACCACGAATAATCTTGGAGGGAATCGCACGACTACTTGCGTAGTTACGACTGAAGACCCTGTGGGTATTAACCTCGGCCAGAATATATCGTGGCACCTTAACCTGTACCGTAATTAGACGCTTATTGTTTACTGTATTAATACTATCGGCGAGAATCTTCGCATCAATATGATTCTTATCGACGTTAAAATCGGCCAACAAGTCCTCATCAAAAAGCTTTTCGGTATCCTCGCTCCAAGGAAGAGGTGCGGGTTCAGAAGAGGTAGTCGGGGTCGCAACAGATTCATTATTATTCAAATCATTTTCAATAGTCATAAAGCATCCATCAATAACAATATAATAAAGGCAGTACCCAATACTTCCGCAAATATTAATTTCCGTGTATGCCTTGTTATGGAATCATTCACGGAGGTTAAACATTTCACAATCGCATTGCCCATAATCCAATTATTAATTATATTACGATTTTGTGGTTTTTGCACGTGACCGTTTTGGCGGTGTGGCCTTTTCAATTTTTTCAAGTTGCGATTTTGTCAAATTGAAAAGTTCTTCCTTTTCCGCATCGGAAAGTCTTTTACTGCAACCGTCAAAAAATGCTTCCTTGTTACCTTCCTTGGCCCATTGACGCATTTTTGATGCGCTTAACCCTTTTATATCATCACTATCGGCATCACGGTCGCCAGCACTAATAATTTCAATTTCACCAAAATCAAAGCGTCCGCCCTTGCCGCCGAGATCCTTGTGGTTGTATGAGGCCATGCGTTCGACTTCCGGTATACGATCACTTCCAACGACCACAATGAGTTTATCCGCAGGTGTCACCTTTTTAAAAGCCTCGATATAACCACCTCCCACTATTTCGACCTCAGCATTGGGGAACATCTTTTTAAGGAATTTAAGTTTTTGTTCCGAGGTTAATGGGTTTTTCGCGTCGCCTGTCTTTGCACTCGAAAACATATAACATTTTGCGCCTTTGTGCTTCGCTGCTTCCGCAAGAATGCGGTTATACACAAGTTCGTGGGCCTTTGTCGGAGGATTTTCCCGACCATATGATAAAACGACTACCTTTGTCATTTTTTATACCACTTACTCGTTATAATAATATTAGGTTCTTTTGGTGATACGGATTCGCCATCGTTTTGCTCGGCTCTTGCATTAATAATCGTCTCACACGCGCCTCGATAATCGTCACTCTCAAATTCTTGTTTGAGATTTAACGAATATACGATATTATCACCATTCTTTGTATTGTTGCCCGTTGTATTGGTGGTCTCGAATTTTGTGAGATTTTGATCCAACATATTGGACAACAGTTTAACCACGATTGCTTCGATTTCGTCCGTTAAATCCTTCGTCGCTGCAATCTGATCATTATCCACGTTAATGGTGATCAATTTAACAAACTTGTCGATTAAATCGCCTTTAACCGAAATACTATTTTTACCAAGATCGATCTCTTCCTTTTTGATCGAATCCTTGATGTATTCCTTTACGTGGTCGATGGTTTTACTTTGATCTGTTGTATAAACATAATCCTCTTCGTTTAAACAAAATAAACGAGAAAGATGCGCAGAAAATGATGGCATTATGGTCTAAATGCTTATTTTTAAATACTTAGTACAAATCATACATGAAAAATGATGCTTAGATTTAATGAGTATGTCCAACAAATCCTTACAGAAGCTGTCGTGAATAAACACAGTACACATATTGAGGAATTGATTTTCACGAAAGGTAAGGAAGGCGTTGAGAATGCGATCGAAGGCCTTCGTTATATTGTCGATAATATTGGTAAAAAGCCTCCAGTAAGCGTTAAAATCGATGGTTGCGTACATGCAAATACTCGCGTGGTGACCATATCGGGCAACAAAAAGATAAGCGAATTAACCAATTCTGATCAAGTCATGTGTTACGATATTAATCGTAACAAATTTGTATACTGTTCCAATACTCGGCCAAGAATTACAGGGAAATCGAAACCATGGGTTCGCGTTACATTGAATAACCATGGTGAGGTCATATGTACCAAAGACCACGAATGGTTGACACCAAAATTGACTTGGTTGGAAGCCTACAGATTAAAGAGAAGGAACGTGTGGTGTGGTAATAGCACACGTACCATGCATGTGGATGACGTCACAGAACTTAAATCGAAATACGATCAGTGGGATTTAACCACACCATACAGTAATTTCGTTATTGATGTTAATGGCGATCACCTTGTTCTGCATAATAGCCCTGCGGTATTTTTAATCAATGGTGATAAAGGATTTGCCGTTGCCAGTAAGGGTATTTTTAACAAATCGGCAAAGGTCAATTATACCGAGGAAGATATTGATGCAAATCACGCCGGTGGTTTGGCCTCAAAATTAAAGGCCAGCTTAAAGTATCTTCGTGGTATAATGCCAAATACAAAAAATACAATATACCAAGGCGATTTGTTGTATACCCAAGAAGACCTTAAAATCAAGGACATCAACGGTGAACAATATTATGCATTCCAACCGAATACGCTTATGTACACGGTGCCTGTTAATAGTGCCATGGGTAACGCCATTCGTAATAGTAAAATAGGTATTGCAGTGCATACCCAATATTCGTGGGATGGAAAGGATCCATCCACACTGGATGTTACAGAATTTGGAATTTCCAAGGATATTTTCAAAAAATCAAAGGATGCATTTGTCATCGACACTCACATAGATAGTGACGATTCGCGCATGGTAACCTTTACAGATGTCGAAATGGCCACCATTAATGCGTTGTTTAAGGATGTTAATAAACTCGCAACGCAGGTTAATTGGGACATTCTGGATGGCGAATTGGGTTCGAATTTGCAAACTTATCTAAACACCTATATTCGTAATGATGTTAAGAGGGAAAGTCCTGAAAGAACTGCTGCAAAATTTTTTGATTGGGTTGAGGATCAGGTTACCACGAAAAAGGCCAAATTAAAAACCGAAAAGGGAAAAGCAGGGGTGGATGCGAAATATACCAATTTGCGCTCAAAGAAACAGGAAATGGCCACAATCGTCAACCTGCTGAGTATTTTTGAGGACTTTACCAAAATTAAATTAGCTGTCATTGAAAAATTAAACGCGCTGACAAAATTTAAAAAATTCGTAATTAAATCCAATGGTGATATGGTACCAACAGGAGATGAGGGCTTTGTGATTACTGGCTCTGGGGCTCGTGGCGCCAAATTGGTGGATCGTTATACGTTTAGTCGCAATAATTTTAGTAAGGATATTATCAAAGGTTGGCAACATCCTAACGAATAATCATGGCAGCTTTTTATCACGGTAACATAAAGCACTTAATTGTTGCGTTTAATGCATATTTCGCCAATATCCATGTTGTGCGACGCAAAGGCGATAGTGTGGATGGCGAACCAATACAGGATTTGCGAATTCCTATTGCGTTTAGTAATAGGGCAAAATGGCTCGCGCAAATCCTGGAAGGAACCCGCGACAAACAGGTAAAAATTACCCTTCCACGAATGGCATTTGAAATTACGGGATTTACCTACGACGCCAGCAGGAAAAAGACGCGTAATCAACAGGTCAAATGCATTGACGAAAATGGTAATATATTATCCGTTGGTAATCCTGTGCCATGGAATGTGGAACTGGCATTATACATCGTCGCAGATAACCAGGAAGACGCACTCCAAATTGTGGAACAGATACTTCCACAATTTAACCCTGATATGAATATCACATTTAAAAACGTTATAGGAATTAATACAACTGTTCCTATTAGTTTGAGTGGTGTCAGTTTTCAGGATGATTATGAAGGATCGTTTAGCGACGACCGGTTAGTCGTTTACACATTAACGTTTACAGCAAAACTCGATCTATATGGCGAGATACAAGATCACGGTAAATTTGATTCGCCGATTATGTCAGAAAATAATGACACGAATACTGCATACGATAGTGAATTAAACGGCCACGAAATGGATAGTACGTTTATGAACGGTAGATTAATGGTGAGATTTAACCCTGAGCCAGAAGCAAGAAAGGATAAAAATAAAAGTCCTGAGATCACCATTAATGATGAACCGACTCTGAACGAATGATATAAAAAAAGGAAGGCGACCTTCCTTTTTTTATTAGATGTAGACGCTGTTAATTGCAATATCTACATCTTATCAGGGTTGATGATTATTACTTATCCTTACCCTTGCACTCGGGGCATTCGCAATCATCTGGGTGCTTCTTGGCGTCGGATTCTTCCTCCACCTTACCCTTGCACTCTGGGCAACAGACTTCGTCCTTTTCGTCCTTGTCTTCACCCTGTTCATCTTCATACATTTTTTCGTCTTCCTGATCCTCAACCTTTTCGTTAAGGATTGATTCGACCAATTCTATAAATTCTGACATTTTTAATTTCTCGTCAATGTGTTAACACAAATCTATTTAATGATCAAAAGTATCAATTGAAATAATTACACATTATCATGCTTGTATTTGCGGCGTGATATCTGTAAGCACAGTACTGACAACAGGAACAATCGCAAACGTCGGCTTTTCAATACTCACGTTACCATAATTTGCAATTTCGCCACTATCATCAATACTTGCTTGAAGAATCGTATTCTTTGCAGTCATAACATCATTACTAATATTATACTCACTTAAAAGCACATAATCAAACTTCAAATCTGCCACAATGTATTGATTCGAAGGATCAGTAACCTGTGCTGCAACCAAATTAACCTGTATTGACGAATTCGCTGGTACGAGTATATTAACAATCTTGGAAACAGGTGCGCTCTGGGCGCTATCGCCAGTTACAATATTGCTGCATGCCATTGAATGGCGTGTAATCATTTCACCATGTTCATTTTCGTATATCACGTCCACACTTGCATTTTTTAATACCTTGGCAGCGACTGTGGATACTTCGCCTGATGGTCTTGGTGGCATTATCGAAACAGAATACATTACACGGTCCCACGTTGATTGTACGGTTATATCACCATCAACCACAAATTGTTTGTTTGCCGTGATGTCAATCGTTTCGCCATCCTCATTAATGATATTGAGTGAGGTAAGCTCGTAATTTAAGGATGCTGGACTTGCACCTACGGTTATTACACTTCCTTCCTTATAGCCGTATGTTGTGGGGGAAGCCCCGTCGTATTGCAAAGTTAATACACCATGCGTTGAATCGGGCTGTATAACATTCACGTTGAAATAAATCCTCTTAAAGGTAACCGTGATTATTACATCGGAAGCAGGAACACTCAACGTCCTGGATTCCGTAATATCCACAGTGGTGCCGGCGTATGTATACGTTATCTTATCCACAATAAATTGATTGTCGTGGATAATCGGATTTACAGTAATAATACTTCCATATCGTGCACGATTCGGTGCGAGGCTCGGAACTGACGCGTCCTCATCGTCAGATTGACAATATCCATATCCAGCATCATACGCATGTGGCCCGTAATAATATTGGCCTTGGGTTATGTTTAATTTAACCTCACCAGGGCGCTGTGCGGGTTTCTGGCGTTCGTAAACTTCATTGACAGTAATCAAATAATCAAGAGCGTGGTAAAGATAATCATCAATTATAATGTCATATTTTCCCATTACCGACAAATCGCGATCGACGTGATCATCATTTGCAAAATAATGCACCTCAGGTTTTCCCCAATAAGCCTCTCCGTTATCCCCGAGATAAATGAAATTATTATTTTCGTCAAGAACGGGGATGACCCTGTCATCATCGTTCAATTCAGGAGTTCCATAAACATCCATGGCAACCCGAATTGTCCGACAACGATGGGTGATGATAAAATCGGAATCTTCGTCGAGGATTGGGATAACGTGCCCATCCGCATCGAGTTCTGCCTCACCATTATTATTCAATTTTACCAATAAGCCGGCTTCTGGGAAATACGCTGTGTTACCATCGTATATCGATCTGGAGTATCTATCAATAACATATCCAGGTATACGTTTGAACGCAATATTAATAAGTTTTTCATTGTCAATCCAACTGCCAATATTAGGTTCAGTTAATATGTTGGAAACCCATCTCGGCCCAATATCGCTATCAACGCCTATTACACCACCAGTGCATCCAATCACATATTCGACATTAACGTCACCATAACGGACTTCAAACGTCGGGTTATCCATAATATCGGAAGTAACGGTCCTGCCATTTATATCCTTAGTGGTTGCTTTAATTGACTCCACGACGGAATGATCGTCAAAATACGTATTTCGTGCAACAACAAACGTCCCAGCGGCAGTTTGCCCTGGTAACGGATCCAATTTAACATTTGCACGGGCCTTAATATTGCCATTATAAATGCCGTTCGTTATCGTGCCTGTTATATTTTCGATCGATGTATAATACATGATTGGTGTATATTCAACATCAATTGATATATCCTTATCTGGCATTTCAAACAATATACGCGATGGAGAAACGTTTGATGGGGGTTCGCCTTCGGTGTCAAATTTATAATGCTCATATTCGGAATATCCTGGGTATTCACGATATGTTGGTACTGTATACCCTTCTGAGTCAATAATTCTGCAATTTGCAAATTGCACATAATCGGCAGGTTTAACCGATATATCGAATCCGATAAGGGTATGTTTTTCAATATAACCTGTTATATCAACAGGTTCATAGTCTATATGATATGGGTTATTACGCTCAGTACCCTTCTCCCAATTTACTACGCCGCCACCGATAATATTTGTTCTGATATATCCACCTGCAGACGAGCAAACGCCATACACAGCCACACTTGTAACTGGCATGGCAAATGTGTAGGTGTAAACCGCAGGATTACTCGATGTGTCAATATTGGTGGGTTGTAATTGAACAACAGGCATGTTATCAGGTTGTACGTATATGCCGTCTATTACATGCTGAAAATCAACAGCACGCGCCGTAACCGTGACTGTCTCACCAGGTAAGGCACTTAGTCTATCTGTGTCAATATAACAATCTGGATTACTGACTACGGTAATTCCGCGGAATTTTTTACTACTCTTTAGTATTACATCAACCGCTCTGGCTGGCGCAACGAACTCGACGTAATGTGTATTAACATTACCATCATTATTTGCAAAATGATTAAACTCAACTGGTCCAATACTGCTTATTACGTCGGCATAATCCATATCATTATGGTACGGATTATTAATTACAAATTTGTATCTGATATTGGCACCAACCGGAGCACGGAAAAATTTTCTCCGTCCCGCTTTAATATTATCCGTACCCTCTGTAAATGTCTGTACGATAAGTTTATCGCCATATGCATCCGTAACATCCTCGGGATTTGTTGACACCATGGTCTTTAGTGGCGACACATATCGTGTTATTTCATTTTGCGTAAGCGCTGTTCCATTAATGGTAATGGATTGTATATCAATACCACTATCCAAATTTGTGTAAATAACGCACTCGGTCGTTTCTGGGTCACTCACATCGAGAGGATCAAGAAAATCCCCAGTGACATGATAGTCGTAGTTAATATGAACCAGTTTATCTACACCGCTATTGGCGTATGATACTTTCTTGGTGCCTTCAACAACGCGTTCCATATATGGAGAACGGTCACCATGGCGCATATTATAAGAAGTGGTTTCGACACGGAGATTATTATAGGCAAATACCGTGATCGTTTGGTCTCGGGTCGATTTAAGGAAATAAATGTGTCCATCCGACCCCATACGATAGTCATAGTGATTAATTAATCGCGTTCCGTCTGCAAAAAGCTCGAGGTGGTTTACATCACAATTGTGCGTGTTAATTTGTGAATTTGTCGGAGATTCATATTCGTCCTTATACGCGACGACATTGGAAAACACCATTACGAAAACTGAGGTTTGCGCAGGATAATTTAACCCATCACCCATTTTCTTTAGCGTCAGGGTGGTGCCATTAAGGGTGTAATCGTTGTTGTCCATCATAAGGCCACCCACAAAAACATGGATTAGATCACCGGGTTGAACTCCATTAAAGGACACTGTGGATGAATCTGAACCAACCGTGAATTGGTAACACTGTACTTGTGAATTTTCGCAAGTATAACCCAAGGCAGTGATTAATGTCGGATCGTTATAGTCTATGTTATATTCGGAAATATCGATCTTAAGCGTGTCGTCTATATTCACGTTTGCAGGATTTAGCTTCGGATACATGTTACGAAGAACGCCGTCGATATAAACAAGCCTTATATTTGCGTCAGTATACGGCATGCTATATTGATCATAATTGCAATCATAATTCATATCACGCGTATACATGATAACGTTATCATGGTGTCCGTCACTAACACTCACAGTATCTGCGAGGGTTTTTGTAAAGAACTTCTCAAGGAATTCATCAAAATCAACATTATCGCCAGTAATTGATTTCTTAAATTCCCGTGCGATTGTTTCGACGGTATGACACACATCAAATAAGGTGATTGCAATATACGGATAAGTTTGATCGATATCAAAATCGGAGGCCGCATCCAAATCAGCTTCGATGTTGTATGTTGTAAACATCTTCGTGCCGGCAGGGTGCAATAATTTTGCGATATCCTGATATTGAATCCCGTCGACCGGGGCAACAATATCATATGCAAATTGCTGATAATAATATCCGTCCTGAATCCTTATGCTATTGTACGACAAAAAGCCGCTGGTACCCGCGAATGAACCAGCACCAGACGCAATTGTGGAATAATTTAATTTGAGGACAGCGTTATACTCCGATTCATCCGATCCATCATGGTAGAACAATGGACTTATTATAATTTCCTTGGATCCATCATACGGAACATGATCACCATATTGAATTATTTCAACTGATGTTATCCCACCATTCTTATCCACGGCAAGAACACGACCAATTAGTGGCTTATCAACACTGTATTCTATGCATATGCCGTCCTTATTATAATAGGTCATTCCAGGAGCATCTGGTTGTTTTTGTGAAGCACTATAATAACGCCACACCGCTTCCTTGTTGGCGGTGAAAACCTGTCCGACTTGCCAATGTTTACCTGGTTGCACAACACCCAAATCACTAATACTGTCTACGACATTGCCTTTATAAAGGGTATCGGTGCCGTCATCATTAAGGATGATAATTTCCTGATTGATATGGGCACGTATATCATCCTCAAAATAAAGTCTAATAAACGGTGTAATGTACCTGGTGCCCCAACGACCATAGGTGGCCATGTTAATTCCGAGTCCTGGGTCAAATACCAAGCGACCAGAAACGGGATCGACCACCATTTCTCCGCCACCATAAAATACGCTCGACTTATCATATTCGCCATGCGCATCCTTAGGGCATTGTTCCTTATCAAGAGGATTTTCGTTTCTTACCCAATAAGGGCCAGTCTCGTCGTACCAATTGTCCTCCACGGAGAATAAGTCAAAATCATGGCCAAGTACTGCGGTGCGAAGGACGTAATTGCTCGCAGCATTATGATCATCGTAATAATACCAGTGACGGCGATGTAGCAACGTCAATTCACCCGTTTGTTCCATCTCAGCGCGTTCTTCTTCGCTGTACATGGACAGGTACGAATACATTGCTGGAATTTCAACAGATTCTGTTTCCTGTGCCTGTGTTGATTCAGAATCGTCGTCATCTGCATCAGCAACAATTTCGTTTATCGATGCATCCTTGTAAAAATTGATATCGACAGTGTAATTAACAAGGCCAGTTCGTTGAAGGACAATCGCAGATGCGCCATTTTCCAATACTTCGATCGTATAATCTACGTTGTCGGCGCGTGTTTTGCCATAACGCAAGCGAATGCCGTTGACAAACAATTCCACATTGTTGGGCGTAATGATATTGCTTCCCAGCGTTATGGGGGCTAATGCACCACTTGAATTGACTGCAGTCGGTTTAACTCTGGTTGATATGTACCGCTCATTTCCGTAAAAAATGATAACATCAACGTGCGAATTTTCATGTAAAGGCGCTTTAAATTTTACCTTATCGCGACTGCGTATGTAATGATAATCTTCATCATCTGCGTCAATCTTTTTTCTTAGGTATACGCCATCGACGAACACCAATATATCCTGTAAGATTAGGCGAGGCGGATTCTTTGGTGCAATGGAAATCTCAGTTTGGCCTTCAGTACAATCAACGCTGACATACCTGATATCATGCTCACCATCATCAGGCACCGTATATTGAATGTACGTATAATGTGGTATGAGGTGTGATGGAGGAATAATATTACCATCGCTGTCCTTTTCCATAAAGCCGTACAAATAATTTCTTTTTACGATGATGGGGTCATACACGGCCTCTGGAGGATTCATACTCGGATCCCAATCGTAATTTTCGTGACGCATGCCGAAAATTTCGACTTTGGTGATTGGCCAATCCTTGTAAACTTGCTTACCACTCGCATCGAGTTCATCGTACATTACGCGAACCTTGCGCATGGTAGTGGGAACATGGTGCCAATACCTTTCATCACCACGAACGGTAACGCAATATTCTTTTTTCCACTTACCGTCGTCAAATTTTAGAACGTTATCCCATGGATATTTGATTTCTGCCTCAACGCCTTTAAGGGCCTTGATCAAATATTTGAGCGCCTGTTCATTACCCTTGGATTGATATAATTCGCGAATATGACGAAGAATTGTGGTAATATTAGGTGTGTCGGTACCAAAAATCTGGTCTGCGTCCAACATCCTACTGAAATGGTCAATGAACGCACTTGGTAATGTTTCCGCATTACTCACAACCGCAGTATCCAATTCGTTTGCCTGATCATTTGTGTAATAATCTGCAGAATTTGGACGAATATGAATATTGTCACCAATATTGAATTTTGCGTCAGCGGTTAAATACCGCACAATAATGCGGTCATTATCATCAATACTAACAACTTCCGCTATTGCTTCCCCGTTCGATATCGTGTGATTCAAAAAGACGGAAATATCATTACGGCCGGTTTTATTTGCGCTAATATCCTTTAACGATATCGCAGTTATTGTACTATCGATATTGGTAATATTCGATAACGATCCAAAACTGCGCGTTTGTAACCAACGATAATAATATTCAATGAATTTACAAAACAGAGGGTTTTGTTGCTGGATGTGTACAGGAATCTGTTGTTGTATAAGATGATAAATTGGCGTCATATTCAGTTTTCTAAGTAACAGTACATTGGTACCATTATTCGTTTATTATGTATAGCGACGATTTCGATTTAAATGCACTTCTTCCTGATGAACAAGAACAAACGATTGTTTCAAAATTTACAAAAAAGAAGGAAGATGAAAAACCGTCGTGTTATGATGACGAAATAAAACCGTGGTTATGGAATGGAGAGGTAATCGAAAAAATTCCGACAGAACACAAGAGTTTTGTTTACCTTTTCACAAATAAAATTACAGGCAAACAGTATATTGGATTCAAAACAGCAGTATCAAATAAAACAGTTGTGGTAAATGGTAAAAAAAGGAAAACCGTAACAGAGAGTGATTGGAAGACGTATTATAGTAGTGGCCAACAAGTCCTGCATGATATAGCAAAATATGGCCGCGGTAATTTTATTCGTGAAATTATGGCGCTAACTGTCAATAAATCGGTGGGCAAATATGTTGAGGCAGAGTATCAATTTGGACGCGGTGCGATTATAGATAAAACTGGTAGATATTATAACGGTATTATCAATTTGCGCCTCAATCATAAACTTGTTATGGATTATGATAAGGTGGTGAGGGCATCCAAATTAGTAGGGGATGAATTGCGCGCGACGATTATAAATGGCGATACGAAATGATCGTTGCCTCTGTTTCGTCCAGCATTTGTTCAATAAACACCTTAATTTGACTTAGGGACATACGGTAAAATTCGTCCTTGGTGATTTGCGATTGCAGATTATTCCCAAATACTGCAATACAAAATTTGTTAAACTCAGATAACAAGGATAATGCGCCTTCGGTGGTGGAAATTGTCTTATTCCATGTGCGAAACTCGGATAAAACTTCTATGATTTCGTCAGTACTGGTATCACGTATTGCCTTGTTATTCGAGGTATGATTGCGTGTGAATAACATCAATACTAGGACAACCAGACTTATTGTAATGATGGTTAATATAATCACACCATACATCATTTCATTATTCATTAAAATCATATTTGATTCAGGTATTAACCGCAGTATGCCCATCGATAAATAACCACACGTAATGTAATGGTATATAAAGTATAATGGCTTCTTTTTACAGTGATCTGGATTTCAATTTTTTTGCGAATCCCGTTACTGACGATGTCGCCAAAAAAATTGACGACAACGCAATTAAACAATCACTTAAAAATCTCGTATTATTGCGCAAGTACGAATGCCCATTCCACCCGGAAATCCATTCCCAAATCTCCGATAGTCTGTTTGAGAACATTACGCCTTTAACGAACTCCATATTACAAAGGGCAATTACCTATACTATCGAAAATTTTGAACCCCGTGTTAAGTTACTCGGAGTTAATGTGGATTCCACGAGTAAAGAGAATACCCTTTATATTACCATAAAATATCGTATTGTGGCAAATGGTGCAGAAACATCATATTCGTTTGCCATTAACAGGACAAGATAATATGGCCAACGCAGTTAATTTTACCACCAGCGAATTAGATTTTGACTCTATTGTAAATTCTCTCCGTGAATATTTGAATTATCAAACGGAGTTTAAGGATTACAATTTTAAAGGTAGTGCATTATCCACACTCATTAATCTTTTGGCTTATAATACCCATTATAATGGTGTTTATGATAATTTTGCGGTTAACGAGAGTTTCCTGGACAGTGCACAAAAAAGGGAAAGTGTCGTCAGTCACGCAAACGTAATTAACTATATTCCGCGAAGTGCCAAGGGTGCGGAGGCTGTCGTCGATATTATGATTCACGACGACGACTACGACGTTTTAAACACCATCGGCGAAGGTTCACTGTCCATCCCAAAATACAGCGTATTCACCACGGAGGTCGACGGGGTAGATTATACATTCTATACGGACAGTACCAATACTCTTACGCGTGAAGGATCCATATTCACCGCCACAGGCGTACATTTAAGGCAAGGTACCTTCATCACATTACAACGCGTTTATAACGGCAATAGTGCGCAGAAATTCGTATTAAATGGTATTAACGTCGACACTGACACAATTGGTGTACAAGTTTTGCACGATCAAAATTTATACACATTTACCCGTGCAGATAATATTCTTGCCAATGATGGAACGAGCAAGGTATATTTTCTTTCGATGACATCCGATGACCATTATCAAATTGAATTTGGTAGTGGCGTTTTGGGATATTCATTAAACGCAGGCGACATCGTTTACATCACCTATCTTGCTGTTGGTAATAATCCCACCGCATGTAATGGTGCGAGTGTGTTTAGTTATCAAGGTCAATTATCTAATTTTGGGGGATTCAGTACAAGTGCTGTGGCCACAGTAACAACCACTCAGCGCGCAATTGGGGGTGCTGTGGCAGAATCCACAGAAAGTATTCGCATGTTGGCTCCCAAAATCTACACAACACAGGATCGGTGCGTTACTGTGGCTGATTATAAGGCAATGTTATTAAAAAACTTTGATAACATTAAGGCGATTAATGTTTGGGGTGGTGAGGATAATGATCCGCCTGAGTACGGTAAGGTGTTTATTAGTGTTATTCCTAACACAGATCCAACATTATCTGAATTGGAGAAAAACACCATTCTCTCAATTCTCAAGGATAAGAAGGAACTGACCAAAATCATCGAATTTGTCGATCCAAAATATCTCAGCGTGAATATCGAAAGCACGGTGCATTATGACAGCGCACTCACCACCAATAGTGAAAAGGATATTGAGGGTATTGTCCGAGATACAATTATTTCCTTCGGTGCCAATAATTTGCAAAATTTTGGCGATGTTTTGAGATTCAGTCAGTTATCCAAGGAAATAGATGAATGTGAACAAAGCATCGTTAATAATACAACGAGGTTAAGATTATCCGCGGATGTCGAACCTGTGTATGATCAAAGTTATAGTTATACGATATCGTTGAATAATTCCATATATCAGGCCGCTGGTCCTCAGGAATGCGTCCTCTCCAATATGTTTAAATGTTACGAGGCGCGCCAAGGTGAATTATTATGCTATATCGATGATAACCCCATAACCAAAACCTTGCGCCTTTGTTATAAGGACGATAATGATAATAAGGTTGTGTTGCTGAATAATTGCGGCACGATTGATTATGAAAATGGTGTAATTAACATCACAGGCCTCACAATTACAGATCTAATGTCCCCCTCGTGGACATTTACGGTCAACCCATCGAGTTATGATGTTGTGGGGTCAGTTAACCAATTTACGATATTGAATAACTCCGAATTGGTTGTACACATGGTTGATGACCGTGTCAAACCGAAGTACATCCAGTCAAGCATCAAATAAGGATGAAATATATGCCACAAAGTGTTACGATCACCGCGATGACAGCCGGTATAGACGGGCCATCCACGATGATTACACAAGGATCACCCAATGTTGTGTTTCAAGGTTTAGCTGCGTCATATATTACCTGTAGTGCAATTCCCCATAAAGCGTGGGGCTCAAAGCATGCTCATGGTCGTATTATTGTGGCAGGGTCACCCAATGTCGTAATAAACGGGATGGCAGCTGCCTTTGTGGGAAGCGCGTTGAGTTGTGGTGACGTGGTGGGTACCAGTAATTCACCCACAGTTTTGATAAATTAACGTTTCCACAACTTGAATTTTACGACACCACTCAGGCCACTAACCGTATTTTTATTAATGATATCAACCAACTGTTCAGTTGTATACCCTTTTTGGATTGCTTCGTTGATATCCTTAAAATCCAGTCCTTCGGGCCATAAACATACTTTATAGCCATTGTTGACCATTGAAAAAAGCTGTTGGGTAACGCTCGCATTCCTACGCTCATTATCCGGAACAATTATCAGGTTGCCCTTAATACGCTCAATCACCTTATCGTTATAACTACTACCGCTGACGGCGAGGCAATTGGGTAAAAAAAGACTATCAATAGGGCCTTCCGTGCAATACACAGGCTTGCTCAAATTAACCCTATCCAATCCATACACCGCAGGAATATTCTCATTCACCTTAATAGTATAGTACCGGATCGTCGCATTGGGATTAAGTGCCCTACCCTGAAAGGCAAAACACTTTCCATCCTTGGTCAAATACGGGATGATTAGGCGCGGTTCCTTATACCGCGATTCCCCCTTAAACTTATTGGGAATAATGCCGTTCACAAACGAACGAAAATCGTTTGTGTAATATAAAAGGGGTAGTTTGTCATCTGGGATTAACCTACCTTTCACATATTGCACACACGGATGATCACGATCCAACTTATCCAAGCGGGTCGCCTTTTTAAGAATGGCGTCCTGTGTCATTTCCGCATTGGTGATGGTCCGCGAGCTTCGCAACGTATTAATGAGCTGCGCCTCCTTTTGAGCGTGCAAAATCTCTCTATCGGATTTTAACTCCTGCAACACCTCAAACGAGTATTGCTTATAAAGACCTGGGTCACTAAGCTCCAAAAATTTACGAAAACTGCCACTATACCCACAATTATGGCAATATACGTGTAATTTATTTTGGCGAATGTAAAAATACAGTCTCGTCTTCGTCTTATCCTTCTTACTATCCCCGCAGACAGTACAACGGCAGCGATACGTATTGCTGTCAATTTGCTTAAACAACGGCAAATGGGGACTTAGCAATCCAAGGTATTTTGTATCGAGGTATAGACTCATAACACTCTTATAAATTCTCACAAAACCATCACAGGCAAAGTGATGTGTGCAGGATAATCATCCATTGTTAAAATTTTAACGCCATTGTCGTAGTTATAGCAATACATACACGCAATTGCGCGCAATTTATTTGCTATTCCCTGTAGGATTATTTGCATCGTTGCGTTCAGGCTTTCGTTTTCAAAATCCATGACCATTGATGATGTACAATCCTTATACATTTCGGCGAGACCACGGTATGCGCTAATAATGCCAGCGAATACTTGCTTTGGGTCATCAAACATCAAATATTCGCAACAACTGGCACATTCCTTGTATACTGTATGATTGGTAAGCGCATCACAATTATTTTTCAAAACCCACTGGCTTATTATTACATGGTGTAATAACCCGTCACATAATTCCAAAATATCGCCATTTGAAGGTCGATCCTTACCATAAAGCCTATGTTGGATGTCAAAAAGATGCCTTTTGTGGCGCGATATGCAATCAAAATAATTGTCAATGTTGATATGCATTACCAGACTCCTAACTTATTGTCCCATTATACAAGGTACCATGGCAAAAATCAACACGGATACCCAAAATTAAATTTTTAAAAATGGCAAGGATGTTTTCTACGTAAAATACCTTAGTTGATTTGCCTTTTGGCAACAAATCGTCGATTAATTAATAAAAAAGTTGCTTTTTAAAAATTTTTTGTTATAATCTATTCATCTCCCCACACTAACGGGATGGAAAAAAGGAAAGAAAGGAAAAGAAAAAAAATAAAAAGGTGGTTCCACCACAAGGATAAAAAAATCTCAGAAAGAAGTCACCCCGAAGGGGGGTTCGGGTGGAGCCCGAACAGAAAAGATCTAAAAGATCTAAAAAACTGAAAGAAAGGGTATTTTTATTTTTTTTTTTTTTTTTGATATTAGCACCCATACTTCTTTTTGAGTATTCACTTCGTTCATACTCAAAAAGAAGGAATTCAGAGCTAAAGCTCTTGCCATTCGAACTCCCTCTTTAAAAATAAAAAAATAATGTGGAAAAATTTATTGCTCAAAAATACTATTTCTAAAAAAATAATTCTTCACATTTAAAATTTTTTATTCAAAATATTATTTCTAAAAAAAAATATTTCTTCACATTAAAAAAAATATTATTTCCTCACATTAAAAAAAATTAAAATAAAACCTCATTAAATCCTATTTGTTGCGCCGACTGTGGATCTTGCCTTGAGGCCTCGTTTGCGCTATAATATTCACTGTAAAATTGTAAATGTTGTTCACTTCGGAGTTAACGAAAATATGAGTTTGATGGACAGATTGAAGAAGGCCAGTAAGATCGATTTGGCAAATACCTTCGATTCCAGCGAAATTGTTAATAATAAGGACGTAATTCACCTTCCTGTGCCGGCTTTGAATATCGCCTTCAGTGGTGATCTTAATGGTGGTCTAACACCAGGTCTTACCATGTGGGCAGGCGAATCCAAGATGTTCAAATCCCTGTATAGCCTTATTTGTGCAAAGGCTTATTTGGATAAGTACCCCGATGCCGTGTTGCTGTTTTATGATAGCGAAATGGGCGCAGGACGTGCATATTTCGACAGTCTCGATATTGACCCAACGCGAGTATGGCATGCGCCTATTACCGATGTTGAGCAACTTAAGTTTGACATTATGTCCCAGCTTAATGAAATTAAGCGTGGCGATCATTTGATTATCATTGTGGATTCAATTGGTAATCTCGCATCCAAGAAGGAAGTTGAGGACGCGTTGGGTGAAAAATCCAGTGCTGATATGACGAGAGCCAAGCAGCTGAAGAGTTTGACTCGTATGGTTACACCTCATCTCGCAATTAAGAATATCCCAATGATTATCGTCAACCATATCTACATGGATATGGGGCTTTTCCCGAAGGCCATCACCTCCGGTGGTACCGGCCTTGTTTATAGTTCCGATAATATTTTCCTCGTCACTCGTTCTCAGGAAAAGAAGGGAACCGACGTTATTGGATACAATTTCAATATTAACATTATGAAGAGTCGTTATAGTCGGGAAAAGGCGAGAATCCCCGTGACGATTACGTATAGTAACGGCATCAATAAGTGGAGTGGACTGTTGGATATGGCTGTTGCAAGTGGCGATGTAGTAAAACCCAGTAATGGTTGGTATCAGGTTGTCGATCCGGATACAGGCGAAATGGTCGGCAATAAGTTGAGAGCTGCAGATACGAATACCAAGGAGTTCTGGGAACCGATTTTGGCTCGCGAACATTTCCAGACTTGGGTTAGAAATAATTTCGGTGTGGCAAATAACAAACTGTTGGCAGAAAACAACGCGGAAAATTCTGAACTACCTAATAGTGAATTTACCTCAACAGAAGAATAATGGTTATTAATAAATCAAATAAAAAGTTGATTTATCCAGAATACCATCGTTGGACAGTGAAAAACAATCCTTCACTGTCCAAATTGATCGGGTTAACAACCTTCGGTATTGCCTTGGCAAAAATTACAACCAGTATCGTCAAGGCGCCGGGGTATCAACTTTCGAAATCCACAACCAATAACATCGCGATTCAAATTATTAATTTGACAAATAAGAAGGATGTTTTGGTTGTTAAAGGTACCGTTGATGACATCAATAATGCATTTAAGGATGAGGTAATTCCCTCACTTCGCAATGACGCATATAATGCGTTGTTTATGCATTATTTTGGGCATCCTTCTGCCACGGACAACGCAACCTATACAGCATTATCCAATAAACGAATCGGAAGTAGCACCGTTCCCCAACAAGTAACAAATGAGGATATTGCATCTGCAAAAAGGAATGCAATTGCCCTTTCGAAGGTGCTGAGAATTGTTCCCACCAATTACGCGCAAAATGATGCGATTGGTGACACTTATGGGGTAGATGCTGATATTATTTTATTCCATAAGCAATATACATCCAAACAGGAAAATTGGACACAGGATAAGCGACGTCTTAATGATCGTAGATTTCATAATAAGAATGCATTGAAGACCGCAATTCTCAATTATCGTCTTGGTGAGAGGATGATTATTCCAATTAGGATCGTGGGTGATCGTGCCATTGTTAATGTCAAGTCCGATTCAAACACGCGCATCGATCTCAACAAAGTATTTGGGCTTGGTGATGTTGTCGTCGAATCGTTTGATTGGAACGAGACACTGACTTCGTGTACGATTAGGCTTAGTCGACAATATACGATTGAGCTCAAAGCCGATAATGCGATGGTGCGTATTTTGTGGCGAAATATCGGCACAAATGTGCAATTAAACAACCTAAAACGTACATTATTGAACGAAAAAAGCGCGGACTGGCCAAAGTCCTTCCAAGACAATACCGCGCGCATAAAGACTGTTTTAAGCGAGTTGGGTGCGCCTTCTACTATCTCGGGTAGAACAACGAGTATGGACGAATTTGAGAAAATTTATCAGGAATTATCCGTGGTTGATCAACAGGCATCTGCAAAATTCCTCCGCTTGATAACCCAAATTGCCGATACGTTTAAGGTTGACAATTTGACCATTTTGCTATATTATTTGTCATGTAAGTCTAACACAATTACTCCCAATTGTGTGGTTATTGAATAGGTGGATTGGTATGGAAATTACAATTACAAAAACTGTGCAGGTTCGTCAGTATGAACCTATTACCGTGTCGGTGACGGATAGTGCACCCGTGGAAGATAATAAGTCGTATCAGGAACTTAAGTCGAAGGTTGGTGCCTGTGTCGAGGATATCATCGTCACCGAAATTGAACGATATAAGAAGTTGCCTAATCTTTCCGAAACGCGTTAATGAGGTACTTCGATAATGGAAGATATTCGTATTAGTGAAAAATTTATCAGCCTTCAGGGAGAAGGCCTCCGCACGGGGGTTGTTAGCTATTTTCTTCGTGTTTGTGGATGCAATTTGAAGTGTCCTGGGTTTGGACTTCCAGCTGGTGCGGAAAACACGGAAATCCCCATGATTATTAAGAATATCGACAAATATGATAGGTATGATTCATTGCCCCTATCAAAAACGGGATGCGATAGCTATCCAAGTTCATGGGCCCAGTTTAAGAAGTTTAGCCCGGAGATGACACCACAGGCCATCATCGATGATATGGTCAACATATGCAATGATGACTTGGAACATGTTGATCTTGTCCTTACTGGCGGTGAACCCCTCCTGAAGCCGATGCAGAGAAAGCTTGGTGCATTGTTCAACGAATATGCTGATACGATTAATCGCTTCCAGACGTTGACCTTTGAAACAAATGGTACCCAATCCTTGGTGGATGAAGGATTTTTGTCATTCCTCAACGAAAAGTGCAGAATTCCCGTTGTTTTTAGCGTGAGCCCAAAACTCGCCTGCAGTGGTGAACCTGAGAAGCGTCGTATGGTGCCTGAGGCAATCGCTTCGATGCGCGAAGTGGTAGACCGTCTTAATATTCTCCGTCATGGTATGAATAAGGCGGTGACGTACGGAATGGGATGCGGTCAGATGTACCTGAAGTATGTGGTACAAAACGAAGACGACGTAATTGAAGCGCTCCAAAATGCCGAAAAACTCGGATTCAGAAAGAATGTTGATGGCGACATTTATCTGATGCCTGTTGGCGGGACGTTCGACGAATACATGGCGAAACAGCGGGAAATTGCCGAACTCGCCATCAAATATCGTTGCAGGTTCTGCTGCCGTGTCCATCAGGTTGTATGGGCGAACAGCTGGAGTAAGTGATGGCCAAGGAAATTGACGAACAAATAGCAGAAGACAAATACACGCTTTGGCCTAGGAAGGCCGACAAAAAGGGCGTCGGAAAAATTGAACTTACCGCCAATTACGAAAAACACGTAGTCGATATGAAATTATATTGCGGTGATACCGTACA